AGTGACCCATACTGCCATACACATGATGGCGGTATGCAATATATGAGTGAAGAAGAAATAGAAGAATGGGAAGCAGGGGGAGACCCTTGCGAACATGTTCTTAGAATCTTGATGGCATGAGAATTGCCTCTTTAGCATAGTGGTAGTGCCTCCGCCTTGTAAGCGGATTGCGTAAGTTCGATTCTTACAAGAGGCTCCACTTTCTGCTATAATTTATATAGGAGTAATCCTATTTGCAAATATAAGGAGAAACATGGCAGAAAAAGGTACAGTAGAGGCTCTTATTGAAGTTGCTAAGAAAGAAATTGGCACAATTGAGGGACCTAAAGACAATGAAACAAAATATGGAAAGTTTACAAAAGCAAACTTCCAACCTTGGTGTGGATCGTTTGTAATGTGGTGTGCTAATCAAGCGGGAGTTAAGGTTCCTAATACCGTCTATACTCCAGCAGGTGAGGCAGCATTTAAAAAGATGAATCGTTGGGCAGATGCTCGTAATGATGATCCAACTCCTGGAGACATTATTTATTTTGATTTTCCAGAAGATGGTGTAAATAGAACATCACACGTTGGTATTTGTATTAAAAACAATGGTGATGGAACTATTCAATGTATTGAAGGCAATACTGCTGGATCTTCAAAGGGAGATCAACGTAATGGTGGCATGGTTTGTGAAAAGACTCGTGCTTATGTAAAGGACAATAAGAAGAAACTAATCAACGGAATTGTTGGTTGGGGTCGTCCAAATTACAAGGGTGAAGAAGGACAGCCATTGGCAGTTAAACTTGCAAAACCTGCAGCAAAGAAGGCTACAAAGAAGTCAGCAAAGTAAATGGACTCTAATAAGAGAAGTCTACTAAAAACAATTAGTTGGCAGTTTGTCCATATTGGTTTTGTATACGGGATTATTTACGCATTTACTCGTGAATGGGAATATGCTAGTTTAGGATCTCTTGCATATATTGCTTGGGAATCTTGTGCATATTACATTCATGAGAGAGTGTGGGCAAGGTTTAACAAGAAAATAAAGTAATGCCAGACTATGTTTATAAATGTATTCAGTGTAATACAGAAATAATTAAAACTAGATCAATCATAGAGTCAGAGCCACAATATAATTGTGAAAAATGTAATGTGGTTCTGACTAGACAATATACTTCTTTTGGTGTACAATTTAATGGTAAGGGTTTTTATTCCACCGACAATAAGAGGGTATAATATGTTTAAGATGGGCATTAAAGAGCAGGTAGAAGAACGCAAGTGGTTGCTCAGTATGGAAGATCGTTGTGACAGATGTTCTGCACAAGCGTATGTTTCTGTAACTGGTGTTAATGGAGAGTTAATGTTTTGTGGACACCACTATAACAAAATAATGAATGATGCTGATGGTTATAAAAACATGATGTCCTATGCATATTCTTTAGTTGACGAAAGAGAAAAGTTAATAGAAACTCGTAACAAAGGAGAATCATACTCATGACACCAGACGAAAAAGCAGAACTAGCACTCATTAACTTAATTGATAAAGGTGCAGTTACATTTGAGGGATTAGATGAAAATGGAGAGCCTTTGTATCGCTTTACTGAAAAATTGCAAGAGGTGGCACCAGAACTTTATCAACTACATACACAAATGCTTAATACAGAAATTATGGCATTATGGGAAAAAGGTTTTATAGAAATGGATTTATTTGATCCAAACCCCACAATCCGACTTTCTGAAAAAGCATTTGATGTTGATGCAGCAAGAGAATTAAACGATACACTATTAAAATTTTTAAATGAAATTAAACGTATCTACCGCGAAAGACCATAACTAGTGATACAATAGATACATGAATGATTTTCTTGTATCGTTCTTGACAACTATGGCTGTTCTTGGTATAATTTATATTAGAAAGCCAAAGGGTAAAGAAAATAAAATTAAATATAGACAAAGTCATATACATCAAATTATTGGTCCATTTCTTCCAGACTTGATACCAGTTGATGTAAAAAATACTCAGTCTACTAAACGTTTAAAAGAAAGCATTATAGATGTTTTAGTGACTGAGGATTATGCATATTGGATACATAAAAATGTATTTTATAAGGCTAGTGTTGAGGATGGTCAGGTAGACAGATCAACAACATCTCCCATAAATACTTCTAATATGTCAGATGATGAATTAAAAAAAATGTTAAAAATATTAGACAGACTAACTGATAGGAGCAAAAATGAAGGTCGTGGTGCAGGGAACAAATGAGTTCAATGACTACCAGGTATTTCTTCGTGCTATGGCAATCTCTCTTTCATCAATGCAAAAAGATGATCAAGAGTTTGTAGTATACTCAGTTGGTCCAAACCAAGTACATTCTTTTGTCTCTGAGTTTTGTAATGTATCTGAAAAGGGATTAAAAGCAAGGGGCAAAAGAGTAAAGTTCTACAAAACAAATCCACAGTGGATTGAAGAAAATATAAACGATATTAATTATTTTGCGTATCTTAGTAAGCCAAATCAATATGTATCTAAATTGGCTTCATTTGCTCAATCTAACAATGTCGAACTAAACGTATTCTCATATTAGGATAAATCATGATCGTAAATACTCTAAATAAAATGGAAGAAATTGTTTCTGCTAACCCAAGTTTGAGTTGGGAAGGCTGGAATGTCGTTCATTTAACAAAGTCAAATAATGCAATGTACAAAACAAATGGGGCATTCATTAATAACCAATGGCAAATCAAAACAGTATACTCTCCAGATCGTAATGGATGGGATATTAAAAAGGAACACATTGGTGCATAATAATGAACAAGCATTTATGGAAAGAAGATGCTGCCTGTCTTGATTATGATACTAATTTATTTTTTGATAAGTATGAGGATAATCCTAATATAAGACATGGAATAGATAATGTTTGTTTGGCATGCCCTGTTGCAAGAACTTGTTTTGCTGTTGGTATATCTGAAAAAGAATATGGTATTTGGGGCGGGGTATATTTAGAAAAAGGTAATGTTTCTAGAGAGTTTAACAATCATAAAACTAAGGCTAGATGGGCTGAGGTTTGGGAAAATTTAACGATTGAGGGATAATGTATACAGATTCAATGCAACGTGCTTTTAGATCATTAACACCACCCAGAGGATTTATGGTTGATATTATTGACAATGAACACTTTTTGACTGTTCGTGCAAATGAGTCACAGTTTATGAGACTGGATGAGTTTGAAAAGCGCAGGGCAATAGAATATATGGTTAAGGTAAAAAAAGCACTAGAAGATAATGGTGCAATCGTAATGTTGGTTAGGAGTGCAACAAAATGAAAAAATGGATAGGGCTATCTGTATTGGGAGTTTTTGTATCTTTTGTTAGTATTATTGTAATAACTGCATCACAGTTGACAAAAGCCTTACAGTCTGATATATTTGATGTAGAAGAAGTAGATGAGGAGTTGTTTTAATGCAAACATTTTTGCCACAAGCAGACTTGCATACCTCTGCATATTTTTTAGATAGCAAAAGATTAAACAAACAAATATTAGAAGGATATCAAATACTTAATGTTTTATCTGGCAAATCTAAGACTGGTGGGTGGCGTAATCATCCCGCAGTTCTGATGTGGCGTGGTTTTGAGCGTGGACTATGGGAGTATATTCAGGCTATGGTTCAAGAAGCAAAGATGCGTGGTATTAGAACAGAAAACAACGAGTCAAATCTTAATGATTTAAAAGATCAATGTTGGGAAGATTGGGGAGATAGCATTCCATCTTTTTGGAAAGATGAAACAAAGTTAATGAGAGTTGTAACTACTCATCGTGCTAATTTATTTCATAAAGATCCCATTTATTATGTAGAGTATCAATATGCAGTTTCAAGTCCATATAACATTCCGTGTTGCCCTGATCGTAAACTGCCTTGTAAATATTATTGGCCAACACATGAGGAGAAAAATGCATTGGTATAATTGGGTAATCATTGGGTTATCAGCATTTAATATTTATATGATTTATAGAGCATACTTGTTACAGACTGCATTAAATCAAAGTATTGCTGATAATCAAGTTGCAATTGCAATTATGAAAGCAATGAAAGATGAAATTGAAAACTCATCAATGTTTAAAGATGAAACTAATGAAGGATTTATTAAATTTTTATCAGAATCTAGGGAGTGGGCATTTGAATATATTGAAAATACAATTAGTGTTGTAAACAATGTTATTGAAGAATGTAGAAAAGAAATGAATAAACCTAGAATTGCTGACTTAAATACTACAGCATTTTTGGCAGGGGTTATAGGAAAACTGCTTCCCATTGTTCAAAACAATAAGGACGGCAAAGATGTATAATAGTAATAAGGTGGTGATTAAATGAATCAAGCACAACTAAAGGCTATGGGAGCCTCATACGGACGTTCTGTACTTGCGGGTGTAGTTGCACTATATACTGCAGGAGTAACCGATCCAAAGGACATGTGGGCTGCTCTAGTGGCTGCTCTTGTTCCAGTAGTTCTTCGTGCAGCAAATCCAAAAGATCCTTCTTTTGGAAAGTTCGATGCAATCGCAAAGGATGTTGACGATGCAATTAAAAATATCAAGCCTGTAAAAAAGAAGGCTGC